CTACTTGTAGCCCTGCTCCCGAAGTCGCTCGCACGACTCCACCATCTGTTCGAGCTGTTGGCCTTGCAGGCCGTGGCGGACTCCGGCATCCCGGCATTCCTTTTCGTACGGACGGTACGACGCGCATGTCCAGACGATCTGACTAATGATCACTGCGCCCAAGATCAGACCGGCGATAAGCCATACGCGCTTTTTATTCGGTTTCTCGCCGGTTGCCGGGCTGGGTGGCTGGGCACTGCTTAGCTTCGCGCGTCGGCCATCCCACTGGGTGCCGGTCCAATAGACCTCGGCGGCCTGGTCGTGCGGGTCGGGATACCAGCCTGCTTGCAATTCCCCCATGATCGGCGAATTTACAGATTAGGTTCAAAGTACACGGCGCGTACTCTAAAGCCGTTGCAACACAGGGACTTTGACGTGTTGACGGGGGCGTCAAGCCGCTGTAGCGTCCCCCGCCATGACACTAGCTACGCTGGACCAGATCACCCCGCCCGCTGACGCCATCCGATGTGATCCGTGGGAGGACGACGGGCAACGCAGCTTCGCTATCACTGAGCCAGTCGAACTGGACGCGGGTGGTTACCCGCTGAGCGTTCGGGTTGCAGGGGCGCAGGACTACACGGGCGCGGTTGAGCGGCGCGTGGTTTTGAGGGTCGGCCACGATGATTGCGAGATGACCGCCGAGCAGACAGACAGCCTGATAGCGGCGCTGCTCGCAAGCAGAAACCGACTGCAAGCGTCCGAATTAACACACCCCAACGGTGTCTTGACGCAACCACAAACTGTCGGCGTGTCTTAACGCAGGTCGCCCACATGTTGTGCCAGGCTTGTTCTGTCGCCATCGAACAAATTGGCGAAGAAAGGAGGCGATGGAAGATGACAGCAGTGGACATCGAATACGGCATCGACCGAACTCGGCAGTCGCCGTGTTGCGGAGTACCGATCCTGCTTGAGCATCGGTCCGTACCCGTATGGGGTGGCCGCGCTCAACTGGGAACCGTTGAGCGGTGCTCGGAATGCGAAGGCCGGATTTAGGCACGGTCCGGCCCCGGTGAGCTTCCTTAGTTCTCACCGGGGCCGGTCCGCTGGCCGCGACTCCATGCCGGTTACCAATCCGGCACGCGACCTGCCATAAAGGAGATTCGGGCCATGCACGCCGCGTTAACGCACTCGACCCGAACATATTTCGTCAAACCGGTTCCACCTTGCGGTGGACCTGTTCTATTACGGGCTGTCTGACTATGCATCTAGCCCACACCCGCCGCGTCGTTGCGACGGGACTACCCGACCCTGTTGGCCGGGCATGTCTTTGGTTACCGGGCGCGTTCCCGGTAACGGTTAAGGGTCATAAGCTCCGATGTCGTCCAGCCCTCAAACGGCTTAAGAGACACCGAGAACGGACCCATACGCTGCTCAGTGACCGCCCCTGACGGGTCGGCCAGCATCCGCAGACTTGCGGTCAGGATCACTGACCAAATGTCGTCGGCGGGCACACCAGCCGTGAAGCCGCGCCCCCTTGTGTGGGACGCGGCCCGCGCCGTCACAATCGAAATGATCGCCTCGGCCTGGTCGTGGTTGACCTCCCGGCCCGCCAGCGCCGCCAGATCGTTAGCCGTTGGCGCTGGCATGACTAAGCCTCGGTAAGGACCGTGACGGCCTTAGCCTGCAACAGGCCAACGTCATACCGGGTAACCACGCGGATACCAACGGTGTCGTAGTCGCCCCACGTCTGATCCAGAATCTTGACCTCAGCGTCCAGATCACGGGCCACGGCAACCTTGGAAAAGTCCACCAGGGCAACGCGGTTCTTAGTCGACACAGCCGGGATGTTGTCCGTGATGATCACAGGCAGCCCGAACAGCTGGAAAGCTGATCCGTTCTGAATGGTGGACGGGTCAAAGATGTACCGGGCATCGTCCGTGCCGACCTTAAGCTTGCGCAGCTTGGCGAAGCTGGCCGCCGTCATCACCCAATGCGTCGGCTTGACGTGGTTGCCTTGTGCCGTCGCCATGCCGTCAATGAGGCTGTCGGCGTCCGTCAGGTCCAGCGTGCCGGTAGCAATGCCCGACTGGCGGAAAATGCCCTTAATCGTGTTCGACGTTCCCGGCCCGTCCCACAACAGGGCGTCGAGCGTTTCAGCGACGTTGGTAACCACCGTCGTCTTAAGGGTTGCGTCAAGAGCTACGACAGACTGGCGGGCCAACTCGGAGCTGTACCGGGTTAGCACCTTAAGGCTCTTAAGCGTGGACGGCAGCAACGTAACTTCGTCAAACGACACGTTGCCGTCGCTGATCTGTTCACCCGGCCCGTAAAAGCCAGCGGTCACGCCCGAAGCAACTCGCGGAATACGCAACTGATCGTTAGTGTCGAAAATCTGCGGACCCGCCGCCAGAAACGTTGATTCCTGCGCAAGTGGCGCAACCAAGATTTCCGCAACCTGCGACTGCAATAGCGTGGTATTACCACTAGGGATTCGAATAGTCATATTCTTTTTTCCTTATTAAATTTTGAGTTTCAATTGTGCCCGCCGCCCGGACGGGATAAAGCGTTTGCGCGCCTGGCGCAGGTTTAGCCGGTTACAGCCTCAAGCTCATAAACGGCCCAATCAAACCGGTATCCGGTAAGCGGGTGCGCCTGATCCCAGAACGGCCCACCAACAACGGCGAAAATCTGACCCGTCGAGCGGGTCACCCGGTCCCGCACTTGAAGGTCAGTGCCGCCGCTCACGTACAGCTCTGCGGTGCCCTTGCTGGACTCTGCGCGCTCACCGGGGGTCCGCGACCACCTTCCCCAACCGAACGCGCCCGTAATGGTGTGCGTGCCGGTCGTGGTCCGGTTCCCCCGGTTGTCCGTGCTGCCACGGGACACCGTGAGCGTTTCCCCGATCATCGGCCCCGCAACAGTTCCAGCAGGTTCACGCCGCTCTCAGCGTCGCCCCGGTTTCCCTGGCCCGCGTCACCCTTAACGACTCGCTTAGCCAAGTAAGGCCGGTCAGCTAGCAGCGCATCAAGCGCCGCCCCTAGCTGCTCGGCGTCCTCTAGGTGCTTAGCGTCGTAGGGCAGATCGGCTGAGTTTTCTAGCCGGTTAGTTGCCGTGACTAGGGCCGTGTGCAGGCGTCGAGCCAGCTTGTCGGCCTCGTCCTCGGCAGCCTTAACTCGCGTGCGCCAATCTGCGTTCTCTTTTCGGAGCTTGTCTACGACTTCACGCGGGAATGTGTCGCCATCGGTGGTTTTATCGGCATTGTCATCTGGCTGCGCGTCTGGCGCATTTTCTACCGTTTCGGCGGGTGTCGTATTACTGTCTGCGGTTTCGTCAACCTGCGGGGCATCTGGCCCCGTATTTACGTCACTCATGCTGCCTCGTTCAATTTGTTAGCCATCAATTCAGCGTGCTTAGAAACCGCCATTGAGAACTCCGGGTTTGCATTCGCCAAAGCGTCACGCTCGGCGTCGTATAGCTCTTGCTCAATATCGGATTGCGTGTAACCCAAGCGGCGCAATGCGCCTGATTTGCTCAAGATTCCGGCCTGAACCAACTTCACAACGGCATCCGCCGCCTGGCTCTCAGAACGCGTAGCAGGGTCACACCACGTCACCTTGCACTCAATATCGGCAGGGTTAGCGCCGGTCCGAACCGCCTTCATAAGCCGCCCAACCGTCTCCCAGCTCCGACCAAAAGCGTTCTGCTTACTAGACGCTTTACTGGTCAACCCGGCCTCAGAAGCGCGCAAAGAATCAGCCGACGACGGATTATCGTGCAAGATACCGAGATAGTGAGGCGGCAACGACGACACGCTAGCGATTTCACTAAGGATCAAATCAGCCGCATTCTTATACGCCGCCAAATCAGCTGCCGCTAGTTGCGTAGCCTTAGCCTGCTCATTCTCCAAGATAATCAGTCGGTCGTTATCCGGAACGGGCGATACAAGCTCCATAATCTCGTTGCCGTCGCTATCTAGAACGGGGTCCCCGTTTTCATCGCGCTTAGCGACCTCGACCATTTCCACGCCAGTCAGCACGCGGCGCGGCTTCGCGTAGAACTCCGACCCGACCAACATGTCGGTAGAGATTTTCGACAAGCCATCGGAAGGCTTCATAATGTCGGAAATTTCGCTTACGCCATCCCCGATAAGGTCGGCGTTAAGGAACCTGACAACCGGCACCATTCCCATGTGGTGAGGCAGCTTCTCTACCAGCTCGTAAGCCGATGACGCCGCGCCCACGGCCTTGGCGCGCCAATGCTGCACCTCGGTCGGCAGATACACGTAGGCGTGCGATTCGTGCTTAGTGGTGTAGCGCTTTACTGCGCTGGTAATGACGCCGGTAGCAGGGTCGGTGAGCACCTGGACATTCAGCGGGCTTTCTACCGTGGCGATAGGCCGGTTTCCGTCGCCCCACACGATCACGAACGACTGCCCGTAGAGCAGCGCCGACCGATGAACGATCCCGGCCTGTTGGTCCAGATCGTTAGCGATGAAGTCGCGCCAGATCGTTTCGTCTGGATCAAAACCCAAAATCCGGCACCGCTCCGCAAGGGCATTCACTAGAACGCGCGGAATGTTGACGACCATGCTGCTAAGGCGGTGTCCGATTGCGGCCTGAGATTCCGGGGAAACGAAACCGAGTGACTGATTCTCACCACGGTAGTACCGGCCATAAATTGCGAATTTGTGTTGCGGCGCGTCCAGCGCTTGCAGCAACTCAATCAATAGGTCACTAGACAAAGATATTCCTTATTCAGTTTTAGTAGGGCCGCGAGTAAACCCGCCGCTTAGGTTTCTTCTCCGACGCGCACCACGTAGCCCGTGAATGCGCCATCATCAGCGCCGTAGCCAAGTCGATTTTCGGAGCGTGTTTAGTGTGCGAAGTCTTACCAAGGCGGATGCCAATATCTGACTCTTTAACCGTCGCGTTAAGGACATGCCGCCTAAGGTCCGCGTCCCCGGAATGTGTAAACAGCCCAGCAAGCGCCGAACTGTGCAGATCGTTAGTCGCTGCCGTCTGGCGGGTAGGACTCTGCGGATACTTCACCATCGGTAAGCCCTCAGCCGCCAGCACTAGCGCCGAACGGGTGAAGTAAGCCGGGTCGTAGGCAACCTCACGAATGTTGTACCGCTTAGCCGCGTCCCTAATAGCCTGCTCAACGTCCAAGACCGGAACCTGCCAACTGTCGTCGTCGCGTGGCTTCTCCCACACCCGCCACTTATCGAAGTGCGGCGTAGCCGAGACGGTGCCAACGACAATCGCGGTGGCGTCGTCGGAATTGCTGGCGTCGACCGCCAACACAACCTCGGCCCCGTCCGGGACCGCCAGTCCGTTGCCAAGCCCGTCCCAGGTATCCGCATCAATGAACGGGTGCTCATTGCTAGCGATCAGCTGACACAGACGCGCACGCCGGTAAGCCGCCTCGCTAGTGGCCGTCTTAGCCGCCCGGACAAACGAATCCATCGCCAGAAAATCGCCGTAAGCCGGATTCGCCAGCCGGATGCAATGCTCACAAAGCTTGTCGTGATCCTGGAAAGCGTCAGCGGAGAACTCGCGCCACACAATGAACTCGTCGCCAAGGTCTCGGTGTAGCTGCCGCCACGTCTGCAACACGCTGCCCTCAAGCGCAGCCGGGGGCGTACCGATGCCCACCAACGTGGACGTAGGCCGCTTTCCCTGAGCCAACATCAACACGTCAACCGTGTCGCTCTTAGTAACGCCGATCTCGTCAACCAGGCAAAGGCTGAAATCAAGCCCCTCTAGCGCCTGCGGCTCAGAAACCAGGCAATCGAAACTGCTGTAAGACGCCGGGATATACATGCGGTCCTTGGTGATCTGCACCCGCGCGTTCAACTCCGGGGACTGCTCCACCAGCGTCCGCGCAATGTTGAAGATGATTCGCGCCTGTTCCTGGCTTATCGCGCACACCACGACGCTCGCGCCCTGGCCGTACGTGAATAGATGAAACACCGCCCACATCGCCAACAGCGACGATTTGCCGTTACCGCGACCGATCATCCAACCGGCCAAACGCGGCTGAGGTTCAGCGTCGATAACCGAACCGACCAGCTCTAGTTGCCAGTCCCGCAGGATCACGGGCTGCCCAGCGCCATGACCTTTGGGTACGCGCAGGAACCGCTTGCAGAACTGCCGGAACCGCTCACTTGGCTTGCCTTGGGGACGCCACGGCAACGGGCTGTCATCAACAGGCTTAAGCCGCACCGGTCACCCCCTATTAAGTTGTATTTGTGCAGTTCAGAGCGTCACCCGCGCTGGTCAATGCATTGACCAATCGGGATTTTGCAGTGAAATCGGTTAGGTTTTGCCGCTTAAGCTGCGGAAACGGCTTTAACGAACGCGGAAACGCTGGCCGATCAAGAAGAGGATCAGGCCGCGTCGGGGACCCTGCCCACCCTTAGCGTTTGTGCTGGTCAGAGCGGTGGCCGGCTGGTTTGCCAAGCGTGCTCAGCCTCTGGCTTGGTTGCCCAGCGTTTTTGTCGCACCCTCGGCGTACCGTAGAGCTATGGAACAGGTAGTTGCTGAAATGGGTTCGGTGTGGCCCGGATACTCGGTGTTGACGCCCGCTGGTTTAAAGAAGGTTGTGCGCGTGGGGCGTACGCCGCATGAGTTCATCTATGAGTTTGAAGATGGAACGCACTTCATTACCGCCAGCGGCATGACGATCACAATCACGCGCGGCTAGCGGACTTGGACTGTGCGCCAGGTAACGAGAGGATCAGATGGCTAACACAAGATTCGACATGGTTAAAGCCTCAGAACTCAAGGTGGGCGACATCATCCGTCTTGATCATGTCCACGACATACAGCGCTGGGGTCCGTTAGCGACTGTTACGGCGGCTGGCGAGGGCTTCATACCGTCCATTGATCACAAGCTTGATTTCGAGCCTTACACGATTGGCTGCGAGCAGTGGATGGATGGACGTGGCCGGACGTTCATCATCCCGACTACTCCCGATACCGAGTTTGCTCGCGAAGTATGGCTTGGCAGTGGTCCTCATCCACCGCTAGGCGGCGCTCCGGCGGCGTCGGCGGGTGATGCTCCCTAGCACCTGTTGGCGCTCGGCGTCGGTACACCTGTCACCTCGCGTTGAGTTGCAGGTACGACACCAGACACGCAAGTTCAGTTCCTCGTAAATAAGGTCAGGCCGCTCTGTCGGGGTGATGACGTGGTCCACCGTTAGATCGGTTGTCGCTGAGCACTTTTCACAGAATGGGCTAAGCCGCCTTAGCTTTGCGCTTAGCTTGCGCCACCGCCAATCTGAGGCGGTACGCCCCTTACGTCCACGTTGGTAGTGGTTGTTGAGTGGGCGTTGGCAGTCGGTGCAGCGTGAGCCGCTAGGGATCAGGCAGCCGCACCCTAAGCACGGTCGATTCACCACTCGCGCGGTGGCCGACCTGCCGCGAAGTCGGCGTGACCCACTAGCAGCTTGCCTACCCGCTCCGCGTCGGCCAGCGGCATAGCGATGGTGTACCGCTCATCGCCTGCGACGACGTGCATCCCGATGTGGGTAATGGTGTCGGCGTAGCCCTCTGCGTAGCGGCCAAAGCTGAACTCATAGTGGTCAGCGGTGATGGTCTGTTCGTGTGCTGGCTGGTGTAGCTCAATCATGTATTCAGTTGTCCTGTTCTGTCTCTAGCAGGTCGATTAGTAGGTTTGTAAGTTCTGGAATGTCGTCGCATGGGATGCTGACGATGTTTATTCGCTCGCTTTTGGATGCGCGTCCGATCTGTATGGAATGCCGGTTTCGGCTTACGTGGATCGGCGCTCCATCTTTAGGCTGGATTTTGTGCGCTCTCATCGGTTGGTTTCCTCTACGCAGCATCGGCAGCCGTGCCGTGGCGCGTAGCACTTGACCGGCTCGCGGCGGGGATACGGCAGTTTTGCCGGTGCCGTCAAGATTTCCGGGCCGGTCTCATTGCCTGTTAGTTGCGTGGTCCGTTTAAGGACTCTAACCACCATGCCCGTAATACCCCCCTGATTTAGCCCGTAAGCCGACAACGCCCGACCGGTAAGGCGATTGCCTTAGATCGGGCACTGCGCTCGTTAGAATTGATTTCAGATCATGCGGTAACGCTTACGCGGCTTCTGCGCTTCCATGATTTCATCGCCCGCGCGCTTGATCTCTTCCCATTCCTCCGGAGACGCCACAACGAATACGCCGCGCTGACTAATGATCAAACCGGTAGACGGGCTGCCGTCTTTGTTCCGACGCTGGTTAACGCTGATCCTGTCCCACTTGCGGACGTTAGGGTTGCTGATCTTCACGCGCATTCCTCCCCGAATCTCTTAAGCCATTCGTCGGACATGTCGGCGAAGCTGGTGAAGGTGTCGCGCGCGTCCGCGTTACTCACGTAACGTACGTGTTGGTCTTCTAAGTTGGTGTTTTCTTTGGTTTTCTTTGTTGCGGGATTTTCCGGCAAGGTGCTTGCGGGATTTTCCGGCAACCCTTTGCGGGTTTTCCCGGCAAGGGTTGGTTGGTGCGTCAGTTCCGCGTGCTCAGCCTCGGTGAACCTCCGCGACACATGCAGCAGGTACTCCCGCCGGTTCCCCGGCAGGTGCCTGATCGCCAGCCAGCGCCGCGCGTCCAGCTCATCTAATGCCTTGCTGATCGCGGCTCGGTCCCGGCCCATCTCTGCCGCGATGGACTTGGCCGAGACCTCGTAGCCGTCCGCATGGGACAACAGCAGAAGCACAACAGAACGGGCCGTGTGGCTCAGCTCTACGTCGCGCGCCAGTTCGTTCGGAATCAACATAAAATCACCCCTGGGCCGGTCGCCTACCAGCTTTATCGGATTGCGGTTACCCACACCCGTACTCCTGTCTGCACGCCTCCCCGCGTGCCGTTGCCTTGCTCCCGCCTAAACGGGCCAACCATTCGATTACTTGCCGTAAGGCTTAGTCGCCGGAGAAACGCCCCACGGACGACGCGCCCACTTCGCCTCACGCATCAAAGATGCGTAACTCACCGGCTCCGGGAGTTCATGCCAATACAGGTTCACTGCCCGGTCGTCAGTGACATCGCCATTCTTACGGGCCACGTCGTACCGCCACACCAGCGCGCGCCCCTGGCGCATGAACACCTGACGCGGCTTAGCCAGGTGCGCCGACGCAACCATGTACCGGCGCGGAACGCCATACGTATTGCCCTCGAAATGCACCGGCACAAGCACACCCTCAGCCGGATGCAGAATGCACGATAGCTTCCATTCGTCGGCGCGGCGGACGGCACCATCGGGGTGAGCCTCGTATCCCCAAACATTAGGGACGGGACGCCAAAGAAATTCGTCGTCTACAATTAAGTCTACATCATTAGCGAACTGCGCATATTCGGTTATTTCCATCGCTAAGCCCACTTAAGCGTTAGCGAATTGCGCGTTAATCCAGTCCTCTACGTCTTGCTTGCGGTACATCACCCGACGACCGATTTTCGCCGCCTTTGGACCGACGCCCTGAGCTTTCCACCAACGCAAGGTGCTTATCGCCTGGTTGCACATGCGTGCGGTTTCTTCAATGCCAATTAGTTCCGTCATTCTATCTGTGGCCCCCGTTCATTGTTCGATTTCCCTACCTGAAACCAACAGTACCCGCGACTTCTCGTCAGCCAAAACATTAGAGGACAATAAGATACGTTCTAATATTTCGTTTGGACGGGTTTTTTGCGTACTGTCAGTTGGTATGCAGACCACCACTCGCACCGCCGTCAAGCGGTCACCCGGCGTCAAGGTTCAAGACCTCTGGTACTCGACAATTAACGGCAGGGCCGACCTCAGCCGCCCGACCGCCCGCAAGGGCAGGGGAAAGCGGTATCGCGTTACGTCCATCGACAACACGGGCAAGATCAGCACCGAACATTTCGCCACGAAACCGCAGGCAGAGGCCCGTCAGAAGGAACTGACGGCCAAGATCGTGACGGGAACCTACGCCGCGCCATCGGCGGGCAAGGTGCATTTCCGTGACGTGGCTGAGGATTGGTACGCAATCAAGGCCATCCGTGTGAAGCCCAAGACGTTGGAGGGTTACCGGTCGCTATTGGACACGCACGTACTGCCCAAGTGGGGGAGTGCGCCGGTCGGAAACATCACCTGGCAGGCAATTCAAAAGTGGGTTGCCGAGCTTAAGAACACCGACACGGCCAACCGTGAGGGCAAGCTTTCGGCGTCTCGAATCTTGCAGGCGTACCACGTATTTCGGGCTGTCCTCGGTCACGCGGTCAAGTCCAAGATGCTTGCGACGAATCCCGCCGCTGATATCGACCTGCCTCGTAAGCCGACGCCGGACCCGCGCTACCTGACGCATGAGCAGGTGGCCGCGCTCGCCGCCGATTGTGGGGAGCATGACGTGATGGTGTTGGTCCTCGCCTACTGCGGGCTGAGGTGGGGTGAGGCCATTGCCCTCACACGCGGTGACGTGGACTTTGAGCGTGGCCGCATCGCGGTCCGTAAAGCCGTCACCCGGACCGACCGCAAATACGTCCTGGGGCCGACCAAGACGCACGAAACCCGGTCGGTGCCCGTGCCGTCCACGGTCCTAAAGCTGCTTAAGGAGCGCATTGAGGACCGGCCAGCCGACAAGCTGGTGTTCCCTGGCTCGCTCGGCTACATGCGGTCGCATGAGTTGCGCCGGGTGTTCGATCCGGCGGTCGCCAAGGTGGGGGAGCCTGGCCTTGTGCCGCATGAACTGAGGCACACATGTGCATCGCTTGCCATCCGGAGCGCTGGTGCATCCATCAAGGCCGTGCAAGCCTTGCTTGGGCACAAGACGGCCACCATGACGTTGGACCGCTATGGCAGCTTGTATGACAGCGACTTGGACGCGGTAGCTGCGCGTTTGGAACTTGAATGTGCGTACCCTGTGCGTACCGACGAGGCCAAGATAGCTGTCTAACTGGACTTGTAGACAGTTTCGAATCCCGTCACTCGCTCGCATGTCGTCACGAGCTGATGCTCACGGCGGCCACTTTCTGCGGCGTTCTGGCCCCGAAAACACCGGGGCCGCTGACCGAAATATCGGCTCGAATCCCACCTGTGGGAAACCCCCACTTCAGCGGATGTTTGCACAGTGAAATTGTCGTCGGGGTAACCGCACCAACACCGCTTTGCAACAGTTCGATAACCCCCCGAATGGCTGGCCCCGTTTCGGTACTTACACGTCTGTAGTTTGCCTGTCAGGCCTCTCACAGAAACGGGGAAATGATGTCTCGGACCACCTCTCGCGTGGCGGCGGTCACTGCCATGGCGACGGCGGGGTTTTTCTGGACGGCACCGCTGTTCAGTCCCCACGCGGTCGCCAACGTCGGCACCCCCGGTGTTCCGTGCATGGGCATTCTCAACCAGGGCATCACTTCGCCGCCTGACCTGTCGCAGGGCATCCCGGGTACGTCGAATTCCCTGTTCACACCCGGTTCGCCGACCGCCGGCGGCCCGGTGCCGCCGGCTACCGTGCCTGGCAGCGTGCACATCCCGCCGGCCAGCGCTCCCGGCTCGCCCGGCATGCCCGGTACCGGCGGCGTGACCGTCCCGCCGGCGTCGGTTCCCGGTGCGCCGGGGACCAGCACCACGCGTGGCATTCCGACTCCGCCCGCGGCGGTGCCGGGGACTCCGCCCGGTGTTGGTGGCGGTGGTATCCCGACTCCGCCCGCCGCGGTGCCCGGCACTCCGCCCGGTGTTGGTGGCGGTGGCATTCCGACTCCGCCTGCTGGTGTTCCGGGGACTCCGCCCGGTGGTGGCGGTGGTGGCATTCCGACTCCGCCTGCTGGTGTTCCGGGGACTCCGCCCGGTGGTGGCGGTGGTGGCATTCCGACTCCGCCTGCTGGTGTTCCGGGGACTCCGCCCGGTGGTGGCGGTGGTGGTATCCCGACTCCGCCAGGAGGTATGCCTCCTGCACCGATCAACGATGGCGGCGGTCTGCCCGCCGCACCCGCCGGAGCCCCCGTCGCCGACGCGGCCGGTGGCCTGCCGGGCGTCGGCGGTGGTGAGGGCGGCGCTCCCGGTGCAGCCGGTCTGCCGGGTGGTGGCGGTGCCGGCGGCGGCTCGGGCGCGGGTGCCGGTGCGGGTGCACCTGGCGCTGCGGTGGCCGACGCGGCTGGTGGCCTGCCTGGCGGTGCTCCGATCTCCGATGCCAACGGGTTGGTCCCGCCGCCGGCGGGCGCCGTGCCTGCCGCGCCGCTGGCCGACGCATCCGGTCTGGCGCCTGCCCCGCCGGCCGCGGCTCCTCCCGTTCCGGTCCCCGGTGGCGGAGCATTCCCGCCGGGACCGCCCGCCGCGGTGCCCCCGGCTGAGGTGCCCGGTGGCGGTGGCGTTCCCGGTACGCCGCCGGCGGCTCTGCCCCCGGGCGGGATTCCCGGTGGCGGTGGGGTTCCCGGTACTCCGCCCGCGGCGGTGCCTCCTGGCGAGATTCCGGGTGGCGGTGGGGTTCCCGGTACTCCGCCGGCGGCTCTGCCCCCGGGCGGGATTCCCGGTGGTGGTGGAGTCCCCGGCACCCCGCCGGCCGCGGTCCCAGGCACTGTTGTGCCCGAATCCGTTGTGACACCGCCGGTTCCGCCGGCCGAGGTGCCCGGTGGTTCGATCCCGGGTTCCGGCGGCACCCCGCCGGCACCGCCGGCAGCAGTGCCCGGTGGCGACGTGAACGGCTCCGTGTCGACGCCGCCGGCCGCAGTGCCCGGCGGGCCGGGCGGCGGAAACAACCTGTCCCTCAACACCCCCGGGATTCCGGCAAATCCGGTGCCCGGCAACGTGGTCAACGATTCGGCGGGAACCCTTCCCCCTCCCGGCGTCTCGATTCCGGGTGTCCCGACCCCCGGCGGCATGATCAATGTCCCCGGCACGCCGTCGGTCACCCTGCCGGGTGTGCCCAGCGCGGCATCCACTCCGGGGATCGTCACGCCGCCCGCCGCGGTCCCCGGTGGCCCGGGAGTCCCGGTGAACGTGAACGTGCCGGGAACCCCCGTCGCGGTCCCCGGTACGCCGGGAACCCCCGGAATGGAGCTCCCGCCGACGCCGCCGCAGGTGATCCCCGGCACGCCGGGAACCCCTGGGGACCAGACACTTCCGACTCCGCCGGCTGCCGTACCCGGTACGCCGGGTGAGGGCACGGGCGGTGGTCTGCCCACTCCGCCGGCCGCGGTCCCCGGCACTCCCGGCGGCAACATCGTCGAGACCGGTTCGACTCCGCCGGCTGCCGTTCCCGGCACGCCCGGTGAGGGCACCGGTGGTGGCTTGCCGACGCCTCCGGCTGCTGTTCCCGGCACGCCGGGTGAGGGCACCGGTGGTGGTCTGCCGACGCCTCCGGCTGCTGTTCCCGGCACGCCGGGTGAGGGCACCGGTGGTGGGTTGCCGACTCCTCCGGCAGCTGTTCCGGGTGGTCCCGGTGGCGGCACCGGCGGCGGTGTGCCGACCCCACCGGCCGGTGTGCCGGGCGTGCCGGTCGGCGAAGGCGGCCCTGTTGCTGCCCCGGCCGGAGTGCCGGGCGCGCCGATCACCGACAACGCGGGTGCCGCGGTTCCCGCCGCTCCCATCACTGACAACAACGGTGTAGCCGGTGGCGCGCCGGCCGCCGCACTGTCCGATGCGTCCGCAGCGGCCGGGGCCGCTGGTGGCGGTGGCGGTGGCGCTGGCGCCGGAGCCGCAGGTGCGGGCGGCGCTGTGGGTGCGCCGGTCGCCGACGCCGCCGGTGTCGTCGCGCCGTCGGCCGGTGTGCCCGCGGCGGATATCGCCGCGGCGGCCGCCGGTGTCCCGGCCCCGCCGGGAGCCGTGCCCGCAGCCGCGGATGCCCTTGGCGGTGCCGGCAT